TCAGATATCCATGTGAATGGTGGTACGATAACTTCACCGCCTTCTGGATGAAGAATCTTTAGCATTGTCATTGACAATAGATTAGCAGAAGCACCTGAGTTTACAAACACAGAATACTTTACACCTAACCATTTACTCCATGCTTCTTCAAAAGCACGACACTCTGCACCATTAGTTAATCTCGGATTATCTTTTTTAAGATGCTCTATTACCAAATCCAAATCTTCTCTTGTTATATTATCTGACATCAAAGGATATTTCATAATCACTCCATAATAATTTTTGAACCTTCATAATCAAATGCAAAGGGAACCCACACATTGATTTCAGGTATTGCTTGTTTAATTTTTTCGTGTACATCAGGTGATGCAAGAAACATAAAGAAGCCACCGCCGCCAGCACCCATCAACTTACCACCGTATGCACCAGCGTTCATTGCTTTATTGTATATGTTATCTATATAATCAGTTGTAACACTATCTGTAAGTTCTCTTTTACGCTTCCACTGATAATCTAACAACTCACCTATTTCTTTTATTTTACCATAACTCTCAAAGATATGCAATGCATTATTTGTAATTGTTGTTATTTCTTCTAATAGTTTATTAGATTTACCTTCTTTGATTGACTGTACTTGTTGCTTGGCATGTACATCAGAGAGTCTGTCAATACCAGAAAATCCTAACATAACATGTCGTTCAAAATTGTTCAGATAATCTGTATCAACTTTGAGATGATTTACTTTAATATTGGCACCCGATAATTCAATCACACGAATACCACCATATGCTGCCATGATTTGATCTTGGACACCAACAGATTCACCAATAAAGTTTTGTTCAATGTTGATTGCTTCATTTGCTAATTGGAACTTACTTATTTTATGCATTCCTAAGTAAGCATGAATAGCATTGATCAATCCAACAGTAAACGAAGAAGATGATCCAATGCCAGACCGAGCAGGTAAATCGCCATCATGGCTAATAGAAATGCCATTAGATATCCCATAGTATTTTAAACACTCCCTTACAGAAGGATGATCTATATCTGAGATGTCTTTTACACTCTCTATCTTTGAGTAGATAACTCTATTCACATAATCAAAGTATGGTGGCAGTTTCTTCAAACTGATATAACAATAGTGTGCCATAGAAGCAGAGATTATCTTTGATTGTCTCGTTTGAAACCATGCTGGATAATCTGTACCACCACCAAACAGTGATAGTCTATAGGGTGTCTTAGAAATTATCATTCAAAGTTTTTTCAATGTTCTCTGCGCTGAGTCCATGTTTCTTCAACAGATACTCACGCCCACCATTCTCAAACAAATATTCTTCTGGTAATGTAATTACTTTTACTTTTTTGTTGAGTAGATTTTCTTTTGCCATTTCTTCTAACACAGCAGCACCAAGAGAACCAGATGGTGTTTGTTCATCAACTACAACAACACCTTTTGCTTGTTCAATCAAAATCTTGAGTGTATTTGGAAATGGTTTAGCACGAATCAAATCAACACCAATGACACTCATCTGTCTGTTTTTATAAACATCAGAGATGATGTGTGACATTTTACCTGAACCAATAAGTAACACTTTGTTTGGTGTCACAGTGTCACCCATCAAGCGATATGTTAAATCTTCTTTGAAGTTTGTCACTGGTAGCTCTGGCTGATCATGACGATCAAAACGAATGTAACATAATTCTGGATTGTCTAACACTTGATTAGCTAATCGTTTGGCTGAACTTGCATCTGCTAATGTGTATACATTCAGATTGATGATTGAACGCATACATGCAAAATCTTCTGTGATGTAATGAGTAGGACCCGCATCAGCATATCCAATACCAATACCAACAGAAAGAATAGCAATAGGCAGATTCATCATTGATGGACCGCATTTAATTTGCTCAATAGCACGTAATGAAATGAACGGTGCCATAGCGTAACAGAATACTTTTTTGCCTTGTAATGCAAGTCCAGTTGCAATATCAAGCATTGCTTGCTCTGAGATGCCACAATGAATAAAGTTATCTGGATACATTTCACGTAGACTATCTAATGCTGCTGCACCAAAGTCAGCAGATAGAAAGTAAATATCTTTGTCAGTCTCTAAACGTTTCTTTACTTCTTCAATAAATGCATCACGCTGTAGCATCATTAATCTCCTTACGGCACTGTTCAATTTGTTCTGGTGTAATTGGTTGCATATAATGCCACTCAGGTTTGTTCTCCATTAATGAGAAGCCTTTACCTTTAACAGTATTTGCAATAATAATTTTTGGCATTTCTGATTGAGCATCTAACGCTGCTTGAATAGAGTTTGTATTGTGTCCATTGACTTCATAGATATCAAAATCAAATCCTGCAAGTTTATCTAATATTGAATTGAGGCTTAAACAATCATCTGTCTTACCAAGAATGATTAGATTGTTTACATCAATAAAGATTGTCATGTTCTTTAGCTGACGATGAGCAACAAACAATAGTCCTTCCCATGTTGAGCCTTCATACAACTCACCCTCTGATATGATTGTGTATACATGACTCTTTGGATTTCCAATTGCCATACCAGCACCAACACCAACACCGTGTCCAAATGAACCTGATGTCATGTCAATGCCTGGAATGGAAATGTTACCAAATACACGTAAACATGATGGTAATCCTTTGCCCCAATTATCCCAATCTTCTTTTGGTAGGATGTTCATATCTCGTAGTATAGGATACAACGTCACAGTTGCGTGTCCTTTACTTACAATAACTTTATCTTCTTTACCAACATAGCCACCATGATATAACGTCGTAGCAATCTCTATCATTGAGAATGTGGAACCAGGGTGTCCTTGTCCAACTTCTACAAACTTCTCAAATAATTCTTTACGATATAAGTTTGCTTGTCTTTGCAAATCCATAATCAATCTCCAAGTATCTTTCGTTTCAATTTAATTTTTGACATCTGTTCAATGTTTGTACGTGAGTCTGCACCAAATTTTGTTTCAACAAGATTCAAGAACGGCTCATGTGAAAAGTATTTGTGCCATGCTTCATCACGGAACTTCAACACTTCTGCACCAGTCAATGTCTTTGTGCGTAGTGGCTTGCAGTCATAAGATAAGAATGCAAACTCTTCAAATCTTTCTGGTAATTCCCATCCACTATTCTTTGCATACATGTACAGTGGACTACCCGGCAGTGCCATTGCTGCATAGAAGTTAGCATGTTCTGTGTTCAACTCAAGTGACAAGTCTAATGTCTCTTGCATTGTTTCCATTGTATCTTCAGGGAAACCAAACATGTAATTACCAAGAATGTTGATATCTGCTGCTTTTACATCGGCAACCACACGACGAATATCTACATCTTCAAACTTGCCTTTTTCAATCTCAAGTCTTACGTTTTGATTTGCTGCTTCAATACCAAGACACAACCAATTTACACCCGCTTCTTTGAACAACTCTAATTGATCTTTGCGAACAGAATCAACACGTGCATATGCCCAGAAGTTGAAATCCATACCACGTTGTTTGATGCCCTCAAGAATTGGTATGTAATACTTTTTGTTTAAAAAGAACATCTCATCAGTCAAACGAACTGTACGAACACCATTCTCATACAGATGCTCAAACTCTTTGAGCATCAACTCAGGTGACCAGAAACGCATACCACGTGAGTCAGATGATACTGTACCTTGTTCATATGATGTACGATTCACAATGTTGATCATACAGAAGTTACAACCGAATGAGCAACCTAATGATGTTGAGATAGCAGCAAACGGTGTGCGTCCATCGTCATCTTTGAAATAGTTGTGCCAGTAATGAGCACGATATTTGTCTAACAGTTTTCTTTTCTTTGGCAACAAGTCCCATGCATAGCCGGGCATTACACTATCCATGTCTTTTGTTTGCACAATCTCACCTGGTGCACCAGTTGCAGCAAAGCCATGTTTCTTGTATACAAGTCCACGAACTTTATCTAACTGATCAGCATAGTTTGTCTGTAACAAATCTAACAGACCATATACACCTTCATTGATGAATACAAAATCAACATATGGTAGACCAATGACTTCATATGGCAATGCAGATGCATGTGAACCAATGAATACAATCTTGATTGATGGATAAGAGAGTTTGAGTTGTGTAGCTAACTTGGATGCACCAATCATCATTGTGGTGCCTGAGTTTGGATTTTGTCCATAAAGAACAAAGACTGCTATATCTGTTCCTGTTTCTGCAATTTGATGTGCAGCATGTTCATAGTCTCTTGCTGGCTCAGCATCAAAATCTAAAATGCATGGATCATAACCTTCAACACGAACAGCATTGGCTAACAACAATGCCCATGTTGGAGGTTCAATAGCAGAATACTTATTAGCAAGTGCTTGATATGCTTGTGCAGCACTGCTCGGTATAACAAATGTCACCACTTTTGACATAACAAAAATTCCTTTTAATGTAACTTCTTGTTCTTTACTTCTTGCATGTGTTGAATTAATTCTTGCATAATAGTTTCTTGTTGTTCTTCTTCTTCATCTTCTTTGTCTTGATCATCCAATAAATCTTCAAGTAACTTATCAGAGTCAGCCATTTCATTGACTGTGCGTTCAACTAATCTGTCGTAATATCTTATCATTGCTTCTTTTGGTTCAATGACAGTAACGATATCAGATGTATATACCAGTGCAGAGTTTTCTTTTATCAGTTCAACTGGCAACCAAGGCATCATCATCATTACAGTTTGCCCTGTAGGCATACGACGAAACACCAAACGCATTGGATCATTGAGTTGTATCTGCTCAGAATCTTCCTGCTCGAACATAGAAGCCATGATATCTTCACCAGATTGCATTCTTATAAGTTTTACGTTATGCATTCTTGACCTCTATATTGTAGAATTTATACTTAAATTTTTCGTCATCGTATATTTTAACACGTTCTTGCAAATGTTTCAATGTAAAATTGATATGTTTGCCAGTACGTAAATCGTCTGCTATATCATAAAGAACTGCTTCTTTTTTATTGTCTCCGATTCGCAAACCTCTACCGATTGATTGTAGATTCCTAACTCTTGACTTAGATGGTGATGCAAAGACAACATTGTGGAGATTACGAATGTTAATACCAGTGCTGAATGTACCATAAGAAGCAACAATAATCGCATCATTTTGTTTTTCGGTTATCATACGAACTTGTTCACGAACGTCTACATCTGTTCCACCATACACAAAAAACACATGTCTGTTGGGAACTCTTTCTTGTATCATCTTATGAAGTTTTTTTCCATGCCTTTCTACAAGATTAAATAGGACAAGTGAGTTACCTTCTAAAGATATAACAAGATTTTTTATAAATTCATTTCTTGCATTACTTTCTATTATGTAGCTTATCTCCGATTGATAGTCCCATTTACGTGACGCCTTACAAACTTCTTCTGGATGTTTTAAAACTAAACATTTGATCTTGAAGTCTGCAAGTTTTTTATCTTCAATCAATTTGGCAGTAGTAACAGATTGATAAACAGGACCAAACAATCCTTCAAGAACTAACTTATGTGTTTGTGTTCCATCAATTGTACCTGTACAACCTATTCTATACTTTGCATTCTTCAGTCCAGTCATAATGGTAGTTAATGACTTTGCTTTGAACTGATGTGCTTCATCACCTAAAACAAAATCAAACTGTTCAAAGTATTCCGATGGATTCTTGTAGATAGATTGCCATGTGGTAATCGTCAGAAACTTATTTGTATGCTTGTCTTTTCCTGAATACTGTCGATGGACATTGTTTGTGGCATCGTAACCATAAGATTCAAAATCAGAATACATTTGCTCAACAAGAGAAGTTGTAGGAACAATTAGCAGTCCTTTCTTGTAATCTTTGTGTTGAAGATATCTAAGAATCAGATATTGAATCAATGACTTACCTGACCCTGTTGGCGATAATAACAACATTCTCTTGTTTCTTATGGCAAATAAGAATGCTTTGTATTGATATTCCCTGATGCCTTCTGGTATAATGCTTTTGTCTATATGAAGTTGTTCTATGAACTCATTAGCTTCTATTGCTGAGAAATCCTCTGTGACGTTTACTGGTGTATCAATTCCAAGTTTGTATCCTCTCTCTTCACAAAACTTTTCAATGTAAGGTATCAGTCCATGATAGATGGTGTGATTACGAAGGTCTGCAAGTCTTATCTTTCCATCCCACATTCTATTCTTGTATGCAGGCATAAACTGATAACCTGGTACGTAAAAGGTGAAGTAGTCTGCAAGTTCATATGCAATACTTTTTTCACAATCAAATTTTATGAAAGCCTCATTGAGCTTGTATAATGTTAGATCATACACCTTGTATAAACTTTTCCCAATCAATAAAGGAACGTAGTTCCCATGTTCTATTATTCAATTCTTTCAGTATGGCTTGACAAACTTCTACAATTTCATCATGCAACATCTTACGTGCAAGATACTTGTTGATGTCTTCATCTGATTCTAAGTATGTATTAATCTCTGATTTGAGTGTGTAAGGAAATGGCTGCCATCCATACTTTGCAAGATCATCTTCATCAAGTTTACCAGTATAGTATTCCCATTTAAGTCTACGCCATTTATTGTATTGAAACTCTGCCTCTCTTGACAGCATTCTATGAGATGATAGAATGTTCAAATACTTTGAGTGTAGTTTGGGAATGTCAATCAGTGCTCTACCAGGTTCAGTGCGATCAATATTAGAATCAGCAGTCCACATCTGTAATACTTCATCAAGTTTGTTCATATTATACCTCCTATTAGGAGTATATCACATTTAGAATAATTTTTCTACATTATAATAGGTAAATCTGAATGTAGCGTCTGCTGTAATTATGGTATCTGGAGTGTCGGTAGATGATACTACAAAGCCAGATAGTGAGATTGGAAATAAATCTTTGAAGTTAAAACGGTAGTATGGTTTGTTTGATGCTGAAAGAATAGTTACAGAACCATCTGCATATTGTGGTGTTGCTGTAACTTGTGCTGAATTAAACTGTGTAAGTTTACCAAGGCTTTGATACTCTTCATATTCTGTCGGGAACGTCATCGCACGAATCCAATCATGTACCTCTAACCATGACAACATCTCAGCGTCAACAATAAAGGTAATGTTAAGTACATCATACACAGTTTTTTCACCTGGTGCATACAGTTCCACAAACGGATTCTGTACTGGAATCTCAGATGTTGAAATACCTGGTAATGAAATAGTCTGACAAAAATATTGTAGATTAGGTGCACGTGAAAAATTCAGCGTGAACTTATTCGGCTGTAGACTATTTGGATTAGTTGGATTGCGTGTTAGAACTGTCATATGTCTATTTATGTGATTTTTTTACATGACCACCCACGGACAAGATTTCTGGACATATTACCTTGATCCAGTTTATTTTCTTTACAATACTTACGTAAGTTTTCTATCTCAAAAGTATTTCCGTTAGGATCTGTTAGTTGCCATTTAGCAGATAATTTTTGTGATACTTTTATTTTTTGAGACTTTGGTTGACTAAAATCTTTTTTCATCAAAGCAATCATTCTATAATGTTCAGAATCAAACTTGCCTTTTTTTATTTCACTCATTTTGATAAGCGTTTCGGGTGAGTGTTTTCTACCTAAATTAGCTTGTCTAATTTTTTCACCAAATCCTTCTGGCTTCTTTTTTCCTTTTTGTGCCATTGAAATCTGTCTTAGTATTTCATCTTTACCAATTTGACCAGATAAGCCTAACCATGCCAATCTATCTTCATCACGACCATATTTTTCATACAGTAAACGGTGTGCTTCAGCGTGTTCTTCTATAGTCAATTCTACTATATTTGATGGTTCATCTGTACCACCTGCATGGCGTGGTATTATGTGATGTTTATGTTTTATCATACTTTTATTTATAATTCGCAAACTTTATGTAATTGATTTCAAAAAAGAGGGAGAATTGCTTCTCCCTCAATCCACTTTATAGTTATTATAAAGTTAGTGGTTCTAACTCACATGAGGTTGGCAATTCTAAATCCTCTGTAGTAGTTGTTGCTCTGAGTATTCAGAGTACCAAGACCTTGTGTTGTACCTTCTGCGAATGGATTTGCTACCAGACCGTAACGAGTCTTGAAGCCAATCTTAGGTTGGAATGTACCAGTATCAACTGCACGAACCATTTGTAGAGGAACGTATGGGCAGTAGAACATACCAGCATCGTATGCGTTAGTACCCTTGTAACCTACAACCGCAAACTCAGATGTTGAGCCTGTTGGGAAGTATGGATCAATGTAAACTTTGATACGACCGAAGATTGTACCAGCAAATGTGTTACCAGTGTCATCAACTGTCAGTGATACTTGACCTGCAAGTGCTGAGTTGTAGTCAAGGATACCAGCCATTGCCAGAGCAGATGCAACATCTGATGAGCAGATGACGATATTACCTTTACCACGACGAGTCAACTTAGCGATTTGATTTGCTTCACGCTCAATCTGGAATGCCAGACCTTTGATCTTTTCAACCATCCAACGACCGTTTGAGTCTGTGTCAAGGTTGAATGCACCAGCAGTTGTTGTACCTGCTTGGCAACCAGGCTTAGCGATTCTGTAGATTGTACGAATAACTTCACGGTTGATTTCAGCAAGAATCTCAGCAGACAGAATGTTTGCCAGTTCTGTTTCTGCGTCAAGACCATGAACTGCTTTCAAGTCTTGTGCAAGTTCCATTGAGTATTCTGCTTTCAGAGCACGTGTACGTGCTGTTACAGTAACTTTCTCAATTGAGAATGCCATTTCTTGGAATGTGTTACCAGCAGCGCCGTCACCTAATGCTTCAGCAGAACCAGTTGTCATTGCGCCTGTTGGAGCAGCGTTACCAACGAACAGATAGTCTGTTGTGTTACCAGCAATGCTCATTGAAGAAGCAACGATAGCACCATTAGCACCTGAGAATGCAGTGTTTGCTTCGTTGTAGAATGCTTCTGTACCGCCTTGTGATGAGTAACGTGTACGCATCGCAAAAATCAGACCTGTAGGACCTGTCATTGGCTGAACG